CAAAGTGGCTTCGCTGGATAACATCGGTTCGGTTGATGTGCCCGTGACTGGAACCTTTACCGCCACTACTGGCAACCCGACTTCTGGACAGATCGCCATCACGGTTATCTATCAGCAGCGTGCTGACAACGGTGCTCAGGTTCCTGCCGCCACCCAGAACTGATAAGGGGGTAGCATGCGCCCAGTTCGTGTAGCGCTATCGAACGCGGTGGGGGTTACGCCCCCTATCCCGCTTGATATCAATCAGTCGCCGTTTGCTGTAAGTATCGCGGTGTCGTTGAGCGCCGGTGCTAGTTTGACGTATACGGTGGAACACACCTATGACGACATCTACGCGCAGGGGTTTGACCCGTCCACGGCGGTATGGTTCTCGCAAACTTCGCTAACAACTAAAGCGGTGGCGGCGGAAGGTAATTACACCTATCCCGTCCGCGCTGTGCGGTTGAGCTTGGTTGCTCCCTCTACCAGCGGCACTGCCACAATGACAGTCATTCAAGCCGGTATGCCGGGGAGGTAATGATGGCTATTGATATTGGAGCCCTCCGGAAGTTTGAAGAGTCTTGGAGGCCCGTCCTTGAATCCATTCCCGCTGTGATTGATATGGCACAGCAGCGCAATGAGCTTGAAAAAGCTGTTGCTGCTAAACGGAAGGAGTTTGAGACGGTCCAGCAAGAGATCAAAGCGGCTTACGAAGAGGCGGACAAACGGCTTGTTGAGGTAAACGCCAAGCTAGAAGCGGCGATGGCGGGCACCAAGGCCGCTGAAGCTGAGACTGCTCGATTGGTTGCTGATCGTGAGCGTGAGATCGCTGATGCCGGTGTTACCCGTAAGAAAACTCTTGCGGCCACTGAGAAGAAGCTATCTGAGGTGGAGGCTAAATTGACTGAAGTTGAGGCCGAAATTTCCGCCAAGCGGACGATTTTCGCTGCCGAGATTGAGGACAAGAAGGCTAAAGCTGAAACCGCTCTCGCTGAAATTGAAGCCAAACGTCAGGCTGCTGAGCAAGCTCTGGAGTCTATCCGGGCCAAACTGGGGTAAGCGGTGTCTGTTAGTGGCGTAAGTTACGTCCAAGGGCTGGATAGCGGTGAATATGACTTTACCCATGTGGTAGCCACAGTCACCGCATCCGGCTCTACTACCATCTACACCCCGGCAGTGGGTAGGCGGCTGCGCCTTCGGTGGATTTACGCTCTGAACGATCCCGGTTCCGGGGCTTCGCCGCTCATCAAAGTTTTTCTTGGTGCCGAAGAAAAGTTTCGGGTGTACGCTATCAGCAAACGGCAGTTCACGACTGGTCCAGTTAATGGATCGCTGATTATCAATCTCAGTGAGGCCGCCGAAGTGGCCGTAACCGCACTAATCGAAGAGTTCTAACATGGCCGCATATAATAAGTTTGAAGACTTTTCTGAGGAATTAGTTAAGGGTGTCCATAACTTTTCCTCTAACGTCTTTAAGGTCTACCTGAGTAACGACACCCCATCTGCATCTGCGGATGTGAATAAGGCCGACCTCGCCGAGATTACTGGCGGTAACGGGTACACCGCTGGCGGCGAACCGACGACGATCTCGCTTAGTCGCACCGGATTGACTACTACAGTTTCCGGCACCCAAGTGCAGTGGAACGCTACTGGGTCTGTCGGGCCCTTCCGTTATGCCGTGCTGTACAACGATACCGCCACAAATGACCCGCTGATTGCTTGGTGGGATTACGGTAGCGCAGTCACGCTCGCTAACGGTGAATCGTTTACCGTGAAGTTTTCTGGTACGGACCCCGGCGCGATCTTTACTCTGGCCTAAGATGCAACTGACCAAACAGCAGTTTATTGACCGGTTCACCCACCCCGAGTTCACGAGCATCCTGCAAACAGGTAAGACGGATGTTGATATCGAGGGGTGGCTGTTCCGGTTTAATAACGCCGACAATCCGATTGACACCTACGATCCTCGGACGATTCAGGGTGTGGAGTCTTTCGTTCTCAAAGGATTGTTGACCGAGCAACGCGCTCAGGAGATCCTCGGACTCTCGTGGAACGGTTGGCATGTCGGGGAGATGGTGCGAATCCTCCCGCCGTTCGACGTTTCGTTCCCGGATGTGTATCCGATTCAAGGTTTTGAGCCGGAGTTTTCTACGATTCTCGTAGCGGATACGGGGTTTAACGAGCAGTTTGTGGAGAAGGCCAATGGCAATAACAACGGTTGATGGGGTTATTGCCGGGTTTAAGCCGCCACAATTCATCTGGAAAGAGGCATCGGGCGCTCTTGTCGCCGGTCGCTCTTATACCCCGTTTTATGCCGCCGGTATTCCTTCAGCCGCCGTTGCTCCGACTCCGGGCATTTCTGGTGCGGCTCTGACTTCCTATGCCGGTCAGATCCCGTTCACAAACCCCAGCGCGGGCCAGAACACTTACCTTGCACGCTTTGTAGCGTTCCCTACGAACCAAGGCGGCTCAATCACCCTTGCTGATCGTTTGTGGCATAACAGCGGTATTACGATCACTTCGACCGCCGCTCAGACCGTCAATAGCGTGACTTTCCCGGCGCGGGATAATCTTGGCTCAACGAACGGCGAAGGCGTGTTTTTGGGCGTTGAGGTTTCAACAGCGACGGGCGCTGGTACGCCGACGATCACGGTCAGCTACACAAATAGCGATAACACCTCTGGTCGCACCGCAACCAACATTTACGCCACCAGTGCAACATCCGCAATCGGCACGTTTTATCCGCTGGGACTGCAATCTGGTGATAAAGGTGTTCGCTCAATTCAGTCGATTACGCTGAGCGCCACTTGGACTAGCGGGACAATCCATTTGGTTGCTTACCGTCCTCTGGTAACGATTACTTCTACTGTGGCGGGAACCTGTAATGTTGTCGATGCACTCACCAGCGGGCTGGTGAGAATGTACGACAATACGGTGCCATTTTTGATTTTGGTTCCGTCTGCGACTACTTCTACCCTAATAACAGGAACATTAACTGTTACTCAGGGGTAACCGTGGCTATTACCACCTATGCTGGGATTTATACAGGGGCTGTCCAGCAGCTGCAATTTTCAAAAATAGTTACCATTGGGTCATCCGCAAGTGATCCAACACTGACATTTTTCTGGAGCGGAATACCCAGTGCCGGAGGCGCTGGGGCGAGTCTATCTGGTAATACTCGCGATAACACATCATCTGGCGCGATACCGTTTAGAAATGCAAGTAGCGGCCAGAATAATTATCTATCTCGTTTTGACCACGCATCTTCAGCTCCAAGTACAGGAAAGTCGGTATTTATTGTCGATATTCTTTGGATAACTTCAGCAGTAAGCCAAGTAACAACAACGCAAACAATTAACTCTGTAACTTTTCCATCAAGGGATATTGACGGCTCTACCGCTGGGCGTGGTGTATATATCGCCATGTTTCATTCGACAGGCTATGCTTCTTCAAACGCATACACTGCCACAATAACCTATACAAACTCCGCTAATACGGGCAGCAGGGTAGGCACGGTGTCTCGCACGGGCGGTCTTGCTAATCGTTGGGTACCATTTGGCTTGGCAGAAGGTGATGAAGGCGTCCGGTCCGTACAAGACTTTACTTTTTCTGCCGTCCCCGGCACCTCGGGTGCAACAGTTTTGCTGGCCTATAGACCAATCGCGCTGCTTTCGTCAATACTTACCACGGGCGGTGTGCCGATTTCTGATACAGCCATGACTCTCGCCCTGCCGCAATTGTATGACGGCACCTGTTTGACAATTATCAATATGGCTGGCGGCAATGAGTCATATGGTACGTATACGATAGCTCAGGGGTAGTCATGGCTATTACGAGTATAGTCGGCATACAAACAGCGGCGAAACAATCTTTTGTCATTACCGCTACTGGCAATGCAAGTGGCCTTGACAGTCCGCGCAATAATTGGACTTCAAACAATCTTGTGCCAGCTAACGTAACTCGTTTCTCGCCGGATAACACGAATGGTTTGCAGTTTAAGAACCCTATTGCTGGGCAGAACACGTATTTATCTGATACCAATATCTATGGCGTCAGTACGTCTCCGTATTATACGCTTATAGTAGATGTTATCTGGGGTGTGGTTGTCACTAACACCACTACGCTGCAAACTCTGTCGTCTCCGCTTATGGGTAACCGTGATATCAATGGCACAACCCGTGGAGACGGAGTGTATTTGATACTGGTTAACGGTACGGGTAACTTAGGTGGCGGGACTTGTTTTTTGACGGTGACTTATACAAGTTCTGACGGCAACACTGGTCGTATTGGGTTGTCAGGTAATGCTGGCAACTTTCAAGGCGGCAGGACTACGTTTATCAGCCTTGCTAATGGCGATAAAGGAGTTCAGTCTGTACAGTCTGCCCAATGGTCAGCATTGCCCGGTGGCGGTCTGAATCTATATGCCTATAGGCCGATTGCGATTATTCCGGGGGGAATGGCACGAAGCGACGGGACCGCCGCTGGAGATGCGCTTAATCTGGCACTCCCTCAGATTTACGACAACTCCTGCATCCAGTTTTTGTATGGCAACGGGGCGGGCACCCGTGGGCAAATAAGTTTGATTCAGGGTTAACATGGCAAACGAACTCTACCCCAAGTGGAAGGAGCAACTGCTCCAGTTCACGGCCAATAACAACCTGTCAGCCGGTACGGTGAAGGTCGCCCTCATCGACACTGGGGCTTACCAGTACAACGCCTCTCACCAGTATTGGTCGTCTGCATCTGCTGGAGCGATTGGTACGCCTCAGACCCTGACCAGCAAGACGTTCACCGATGGGGTGTTTGATGCTGCTGACGTTACGTTTTCGGCGGTGACAGGCGATACCATCGAGGCTATCATCATCTACATTGATACGGGTACAGCCAGTACCTCACCGCTGGTGGCCTACATGGACACCGGGATTACGGGTTTCCCACTGACACCCACGGGTGTGAGCGTAACGATTAACTGGAGCCCAAGCGGCATCTTCCAACTCTGAGGACATCTTCATGGCTACTACAACCGTCAACTACTCCAGTAACACCGTTATCACGATGGATCTGGCGAGCCTTGCCACAAGCACTCCAGCAAACTCTTTTCTTAGTGGCCGTGGATCAGCACAGATTGACAACACCAGCAACAAGTACATTGACTGTACGGTGAGCGGTTTTGTGAGCGTGGGAACCACCCCCACTGCCAACACGACGATTGCCATCTATGTGTACGGCGCAGATACCTCGCTGGCAACAACCCCGCTAGACACTCAACTTGACGGTACTAATCGCGCTGTGGCGTTGACTAACGCAGGCATCCTCAACGCCCTGCGTCTCGGGGCTAGTATCGCGGTCCCCGCTAACACTAGCGATATTCGCTACCTCGTGCTGCCGTTCTCTGTTGCAACTCTGTTTGGCGGCGTGATGCCTAAGTACTGGGGCCTGTACGTAGCACACAACACCGGTGTGAACCTCCGGGCTACAAACAACACCGATCAGTTTGATTTCGTCGGCATCAAGTACGACGCGGCGTAAGCGATGGTCACCGCTGTCCTCCCGCGCTTCTTTGTAGACAAGCAAACTAGTCAACCGCAAGGAAGTCGGGTTATAGACTGGTCAAACCCGATAACTTGTGGGTTAATTGGGGCGTTCTTGCCTGAATCGCCAATCAATTTTGTTGATGGCGAGCAAATGTATCAGGATTGGCTTCCGCCAACTCAAAGCGTAAAAGCGCAATCAGAAGGCAAAGTTCTTAAAAATGGTATCTACACATACCAACCTTCAAGCGTAACTTTCCCCTACGGATATAAGTTTGACCTGACTCAGGGCGCAGCCCTGCTCGTTGCTTCTCAATCGTCTGCCCAAAACTCAAACATAGGCATTGGTCGTGCCTCCGCATCTGGCACTCAATATTGGGGCATTGGCCTGCATGGTGGATCTTTCAATGGTGCGTATGGAATTTGGGGGACTTTTAACTTTACTCCCGGCTCTAGTGGAGTAAGCACGTTACAAAAACGAACCGTCATCATTAACGCCGATGGATCGACGGCGACTTTGTATATGGACGGAGGGGTGGTAAGCAGCGGCGCTTACACCATGCCTGCTTATGATTCTAGCGTTAGAAATAGGTGTTTTGCTTTTGGTAGCACCGCTGCGGGCCAAACCTCTAACACCGCCACAATCGAACCCAGCCTCGGGCTTGTTTGGAATAGACCTTTAACCGAGAATGAAGTTGCTCTGTTAACAGCAAATCCTTGGCAAGTCTTTCGTAGACCGCAGCGGGCATACACGCCATTATTCGACTCCACCCCCTCCCCCACATCCCGGACCTTCTTCGTCCCGCGCAAAAAGGTAATGACCTCGCAGCCGCAGGGACCTGCGGCAGCAATTGATTGGGGAAACCCGATTACGCAAGGCCTCGCGTCTGCTTATATACCAACTGCGGCTCAGTACCGGTCATTCGACCTCGCTACAAACACACGAGACCTCACCACAAATGCAGATTTTTTGCCCCCGTATAGGCCGGGGGCCGCAGGGTTTGCGCTTGACTCTACGGATACTAACTACGTTTGGAGTATTCAGTTTGATCCTGTCGCCCTGCGTGGTTATCCAAAAACCGGCTACGCTGCGGTGACGGTTTTCTCGTTGTTTGAGAGCAGGACCACCAATCAGTTCGGTGTAATCTACGGCGGCGGTCAAGACGGAACTTATTATGGCCGCTTAGTTGTTAGTAGTGACGCAACGATTGCGTTTATTGCAGCATCTAACAACGCCACGCTCCATCCTAAGTCGCCCCTCGTCGCTGACACGCTTTACGCTGCTACAGGTATTCAAAGCTTTACCCGGAGTTATAGGGCGCTTTATGTAAACGGACATTTAGCCGAAACCAGAACGGAGAGTATTAACAATCTCAACACAGGTTTTATAGCTGGATCTATCTATAACGTCCAACTTCGCCGTATCAAACTTTATTGCGGGTACGTCTGGGTTCGTGAGTTGTCCGCAGCAGAAATCAAGTCGCTCTCCGACAACCCGTGGCAAATCTTCAAGCAGGATGGGTTGTCTCTTCGGGTTGCTGAAGACGGCAAGGTGTACGCTCCGTTCATGTCATGAGCAACAGATTCTTCAATCCGGCGGTTGGCAAGGCCACAGGGCAAGGCTACGGCGCGTCCCCGCTGGATTCGATCTGGGTCAAACAGACCACAGACATCCTGTATCCGAAGATACAGGCAGGAGACGAAGACACCGCTGAACAGACCGTATATACCACTTGGTATCTCGGGCCGCCCTCTGCTGGTGTAACCCTAACCGCTGATGCGGGTACGTTCTCGATTACTGGTCGGGCAGCGGATCTTCTTCGGTCTCGCCTCCTTTCCGCTGACGCCGGTTCGTATTCGATCAGCGGTCAAGCTGCTGACTTTGCCAAGACCGTCGCGCTCTCGGCTGATGCTGGGACGTACACAATCAACGGTCAGGCGGCGGATCTCACCGCCGTTCGTATACTTAGCGCAGACGCTGGTTCGTACCTTATCTCCGGGCAGGCAGCCACTCTAGCTCGATCACTGTATCTAGACGCGAACTCTGGTTCGTATGCAATCACCGGTGAGGCAGCGACTCTCGATTATGAGCAGGCGCGTACCATTGATGCCAACGCCGGGGTGTATTCGATCGGCGGTCAAAACGCAGACCTGATCCGCACTCACGTATTCACCGCTGAAGTTGGCTCCTACAACCTCTCCGGTCAGAACGCTGATCTGGTTGTATCCAAGGTTCTTCTGGCCGATGCTGGTGCGTACAGCATCTCTGGTCAAGCTGCTGATTTGATCGTAGCCCGGTCGGTAGACGCGCAGTCCGGCACGTACAATATTGGGGGTCAGGCTGCTGACCTGATTGCCTCCAGAATACTGTCCGCAGATGCTGGTAGTTATGGTATAAGCGGTCAGGACGCGGTTCTGGCTCACGGGCGCTATTTGCTCGGAGAGTCTGGTTCGTACCTGATCAACGGCCAGCCCGCTACGCTTACTAGCATTGTGCTGTTCCCGAATCCTGCTGACGTTCGCGCAGGCGTTGTTTATGGGCCAGATGGGATTTATACTGGGACTCTGATAGTCAGTACGCCCATTTACCTTTTCGATGACTGACCATGGCAAAGACCCCCGCATGGCAACGAGCCGAAGGCAAGAACCCTAAGGGCGGTCTGAACGCCAAGGGCAGGGCCTCCTACAATGCCGCAAACCCCGGAAAGCCGGGGCTCAAACCACCACAACCGGAAGGCGGCTCGCGCCGTGACTCCTTTTGCGCCCGTATGAAAGGCATGAAGAAGAAGCTCACCAGCGCCAAGACAGCCAGCGATCCGAATAGCCGCATTAACAAAAGCCTGAGAGCGTGGAATTGTTGAGATGGACCTCAGTATCTGGAACACCGTACTGTCGGTGTTGCTTGGGTTGCTTTCGTGGATCTTGAAAGAGAAGTCCACGGAATTAAAGCGCATTGAGATTTTGCTCAACAAGACCCGGGAAGAAGTGGCTAAAGAGTATGTGACCAAGGTCGAGGTGCATACTGACATTAACCGGGTGCTTGATCGACTAGATCGACTTGAATCCAAACTGGACGCCGTGATTAAAGGTAGGCAAAATGCCCAGTAGCAGCTTGCGTCAACATAACTTGATGGCAATGGTGGCTAATGACCCGGCCGCCGCCAAGCGAACCGGCATCCCTCAATCCGTTGGCGAAGACTTTGTAAAGGCCGACACGGGTCGAAAGTTTGGCAGCAAGTCTCGTCCTGATCTCCAGCGTATCAACAAGCCGAAGACCCTTCATGGCAAATCGGCACTATTCAGTGAAGGTGGTTCCATGAAAGAGTCCAAGGCAATGATGAAGAAAGAGATTGGCTTCATGAAAGCCAAAGGCGCTCCCAAGTCCATGATCAAGCATGAGATGAAGGAAGCCGGCATGAAGAAGGGTGGCGCTGCCAAGTATGCAGGCGGCGGCTTCGTTCGCTCTGCTGACGGCGTGGCCTCCAAAGGCAAGACCAAGGCTAAGCAGATCACCATGAAGCGCGGAGGCGCGTGCTGATCATGCCAAAAAATTATCGATCCCCGTCTATAGAAGAGACTCGCAAGCTGGAAGCATCACGCAAGCTGATGGCTGAAGGCATCGAGGGAGAGAAGGACATCTTTTCTCGCATGATGCCGACCATGGCGAAAGCGGCCCGAGACGACATGCGACAGGCCAAGCGCATGCGCGAATCAGTGCCGGAGCGTGCTCGTGAAGGCGAGGCGTATAACGAAGCTGGCTATGCAAAAGGCGGCAAGGTTAGCTCCGCCTCATCCCGTGCTGATGGTTGCGCTCAGCGTGGCAAGACCAAAGGTCGGATGGTGTAATCATGATGGCTTCACGCGGGATGGGGGCCATCAGCCCCTCCAAGATGCCCAAGGCGACTCGCAAATCCCGGCGAGACGATACTGATTTCGATCAGTATGCCGAGGGCGGTGAGGTCAAGTCCCGCGTGAATGAGGCAGGCAACTACACCAAGCCTGGGATGCGTAAAGCCTTGTTCAACAAGATCAAGGCAAGCGCTACTCAGGGCACCGCCGCGGGACAATGGTCGGCTCGCAAAGCGCAGTTGCTTGCCAAGCAGTACAAATCCAAGGGCGGTGGATATCGTGAGTAACATTGTTACTGGTCATGGGTCGGATTGCGCCGTATTGGAGTCTTTTGATGCTCCATGTACATGCGGTCGAGATGAGTTCTTGGACGAACTTGAGCGCGATGAAATTTTGGCAGAGCTAGAGTGGGAAGAAGCTCTCGAGCACATGGATCAATGACAATGAAAGCCCCCCAGCAGTCACTTAAAAACTGGACTGCTCAGAAGTGGCGAACCAAGTCTGGTAAGCCATCAAGTCAGACTGGCGAGCGGTATCTGCCAGAGAATGCGATCAAGTCTCTATCTCCTTCGGAGTACGCTGCAACCACCCGCGCCAAGCGTGCAGGCAAGGCCAAAGGCAAGCAGTTCGTAGCCCAGCCCAAGACTATTGCCAAAAAGACTGCAAGGTTTAGATAATGACTACGACCGGCACCGCTACATTCAACCTCGACATCAACGACCTCATTGAAGAGGCGTTTGAGCGGTGCGGCCAAGAGCTTCGCACTGGTTATGACTTTCGCACGGCCCGCCGTAGTCTGAACCTGCTGACTATCGAGTGGGCCAATCGCGGCATCAATCTCTGGACAATTGAGCAGGGCCAGATCGCTCTGTACCCCAACCAGTCCATTTATCCGTTGCCAGTTGAGACGATTGACCTGCTGGATCAGGTGGTTCGCACGGGTACGGGCACGACGCAGATTGATATCAACATCAACCGCATCTCTGAGTCCACGTACTCTACGATCCCCAACAAGAACGCCTCTGGCCGACCCATTCAGGTCTGGATTAACCGCCAGTCCGGGGAATCGAACGCAACTGCCGCAACGGTAACCTCAACCGTTGGCGCGAATGACACCATCATCCCGGTGACGAACATTTCGGCGCTTCCGTCGGCGGGCTTCATCCAGATCGACAGCGAGATCATTGGTTACTCCGCGATCAACGGCAGTAGTCTGGTGTACTGCGCTCGGGGCCAACGCGGCACAACGGCTGCCTCTCACTCGGGTGGAGCAGCAATTACTCTGCACAATCTGCCCAACATCAACATCTGGCCGATGCCGGATCAAGGATCTTCTGGTAACCCGTACTACACGTTTGTGTACTGGCGCATGCGCCGGATGCAAGACGCTGGCACGGGCACAAGAACTCAGGACATCCCATTCCGTTTCATCGAGTGCATGGTTGCGGGGCTGGCGTACAAGATGGCGATGAAGCTGCCTAACATGGACCCCGGACGAATGGCGGTTTTGAAGGCCGAGTACGACCAGCAGTGGGCACTTGCCGCCGAAGAAGATCGTGAGAAGGCCAGTGCTAGGTTTGTCCCCCGGTCACTGTACTACGCATAACCATGGCCGGGCCAAAGTACGCTTCCGCTAAGAACTCTATCGCCGAGTGTGATCGGTGCGGGCAGCGCTATAAGCTCAGAGAACTTCGCAAACTGACCATCAAGACTAAGCTGGTCAGTATCAAAGTTTGTCCGGAGTGCTGGGAGCCCGACCAGCCTCAATTGCAGTTGGGCATGTATCCGGTTTATGACCCGCAAGCTGTACGGGAACCGAGGCCAGATACAAGCTACACGCAGACTAGCTATAACACCGGCAGTCGCGTGATTCAGTGGGGCTGGAATCCTGTTGGCGGGGCGCGAGGTTCAGACGCTGGGCTTACGCCAAATTACTTGGTGTTGGGCATTCAAACTGGTACAGTCACAATCGTTGCTGCGTAGGAGCAGATATGGAATCCATGAAGAAAGTCGCCAAGGCGGAAGTCAAGGCTCACGAAAAGCGCATGCACGCCAAAGGCATGAAGAAAGGCGGCCCCACTTCTCTCGATATGAAGAAGTACGGTCGCAATATGGCCCGAGTGATGAACCAACGGAGCAAGTGATGGCTAAGTTCAGCATGAAGGTCAAGGGCAAGGAAATCGGCCCTGCGCCGGTTTATGCGCCTCCGCACAATATGCAGGGCGCTGCTGGTGTTGACATCAAAAACTCTGGCTATGATGGCGGCAACCGCTATCGTGCAAATGATGTGAACATGAGCGTTGGCAGCATCAATCGCAACGACTACGCGCAGCCCAAGACTTCCGGGATCAAGACTCGGGGTAACGGCGCGGCCACCAAGGGCGTTACTGCTCGGGGACCGATGGCGTGAACTACAGCCAGCTTTCTGCTGCAATCCAAAGCTATACCGAGAATCAGTTCCCGGCGACTACGCTCGCCGATGGCTCTACGGTTTCAGCGGATACACAGATTGCTCGCTTCGTTCAGCAGGCCGAGCAACGCATCTATAACGCGGTGCAGTTTCCGTCGCTGCGTAAGAATGTTACCGGCACCACGACCATCAACAACAAGTACTTATCTTGTCCGACCGATTTTCTGGCCGTGTACTCCATGGCCGTGATTGCGGCGGATGGTACTTATGAGTACCTGCTGAATAAAGATGTCAACTACATTCGGCAGGCATATCCGTCTCCTACGGACTACGGCAAACCCCGGTTTTACGCTCTGTTTGGGCCGACGGTTACGGGCGCTACGATTACTAACGAGTTGTCGTTCCTGCTTGGCCCCACGCCTGATGTGGCGTATAGCGTAGAGTTGCATTACTACTATTACCCCGAGTCGATCACTACCGCCAATACGACTTGGCTCGGTGATAACTTTGATTCGGTGCTGCTGTATGGCTCGCTGGTCGAGGCGTATACTTTCATGAAGGGTGAAGCTGATTTGGTCGCCCTCTATGATGGCAAGTACAAAGAAGCCCTTGCTCTTGCCAAGCGCCTTGGAGACGGAATGGAGCGTCAGGATGCGTACCGTTCCGGGCAGTACCGTCAGCCGGTGACTTGATATGCCGATTCAGCAGGGCGCGACCAACACGTTCAAAACGGGCCTGCCTTCAGGTACGTTTAACTTTTCGTCGGATACCTTCAAGATCGCTTTGTATAGCAGCACGGCGGATCTTGGTCCGACCACTTCCGCGTATACGACATCTGGCGAGATTACTGGCTCCGGGTATACTGCCGGAGGCGAAACGCTTACAGTGTCTGTGACCCCGACGACTGGAAATGATCCGTTCAATACGGTGGCGTATCTGTCGTTTGCCAATGCAACGTGGAGTCCCGCGACGTTTACCGCTCGCGGCGCTCTGATTTACAAGTCCGGTGGGGGTGATCCCACAGTGTGTGTTCTGGATTTTGGTGGCGACAAGACATGCACTACCTCATTTGAGGTGCAGTTCCCCGCCGCTAACAGCACCAGCGCAATCATCAGGATTGCATAGGAGTAGATCATGGGCGTCGAAAGAGCCAAAACTTCAGACCTGATTGGCGGCGGACTGGTTGCCAACAGCATGCCGAGCGAATCGCTCAAAGCCACTGGCAAGTACATCGTTGAGTGTTTTGATAAAGACGGCAATCCCAAGTGGACTGCCGAGACGCCCAACCTCGTTGTGAACGTCGGGCTTCAGTACATGGCTGGCTCGGCTCTTGTTGCTACCACTCAGATCACCACTTGGTATGTCGGGCTGTATGGTGCGGGCGCTTCTAACACGCCGGCCGCTACCGATACTATGGCGGCAGGGGGCCATAACGGCTGGACTGAAAACACCAACTATTCGGAAGCTACGCGACCGGTCGCAAACTTCGCTGCCGCGACCGCTGCTAACCCGTCGGTTGTTACCAACACCTCTAATAAGGCGGTGTTTACCATGAATGCCACCACCACGATCGGCGGTGCGTTTTTGGTTAGCAACAACACCAAGGGTGGGACGACCGGTACGCTGTTTTCGGCTGCTGACTTCCAGTCTCCGGGTGACCGCGCCGTTGTGAACGGCGATATTCTGAACGTCACTTATCAGTTTAGCCTGTCCGCCTAAGGATGGATAAGTGTCCAGTGGCTGGGGTTCCGGCACTTGGGGCCAATCTAACTGGGGTTACTCTGGGTATTCATCCTCAGTAACAGAGTCAGCCACTGGCTCTGATTCCATAACGGGATCATCCCTTGCAGGTCTAATCACAGAAGCAGCTACAGGCGCGGAAACTGTAGCCGCTATACGGCAACTAAATCCGGTAGTTGCCGAGTCGGCATCCATAGCCGACAGCAATCTTGGTGAGCGCAATTACTTTAGCACTGAGGCCGAGTCCGCCTCCGGTGCGGATTCTATTAGCGCACAGGCCAGATTCTTCGCTACTGAGGCCGAGACAGCAACCGCCTCGGACGAAATTAGCGTTCGACAGCAGTTCGATAGGTCGGACGTTGAGACCGCGACGATCGCAGACCTTCCGTTTGCCAGCCAGTCTGTGCAGAGCGCCACGGCTGAAACATCGTCAGTAACTGACACACCCACCAACATAGCGACCGTTTATTCCGCGCAAGCGGAAACGGCCAGCCTGTCCGACTCTATTTCTTCCGATCGTATTCTCACCGAAGGCGGTTGGGGGTCAGGAACGTGGGGTCAGGGCGCTTGGAGCGGAATTGTCTTTGCCCGGTCGATCGTAGAGGCGGCGACGGCGGCAGACCAAGTATCTGTCTCGGTTCCCGCAGTTAATGGGCAAGTAGATGAATCCGCCGTAGGCGCAGACTCGGTAACTCCGAGACTCACAACTGTTAATGGTTCGGTTGTTGAATCGGCTTCCGTTGCCGACTCGAACGCATCCGTATTTGCGCCTCGCTCTAGTGTTGAAGAGTCTGCGTCGATTGCCGACTCTGTTTCCTCGGACCGCATTCTTACTGAGGGCGGCTGGGGGTCTGGAGAGTGGGGTCAAGGACCTTGGAACGGCATTGTTTTCTCCCGGAACATTGTTGAGGCCGCATCTGTTGTTGACGAATACTCGGCATCCATACCGAATGTAAACGGTACGGTTATTGAGGCGGCGTCTGTTGCGGACGAGGTAACGCCCAAGCTCACCACTGTTAACGGATCTACAGAAGATTCCGCATTTGTTACTGACGCCAATTCTGCGATTGGCACGTTTAACCATTCCGTGGTCGAAGCGGCATTAGTTGCTGATTCGATTGATTCGTCTATTACCTACACAGAAGGCGGATGGGGTTCTGGTGCGTGGGGCCAAGGGCCTTGGAACGGAATCGTATTTAACAGGAGTATCGCGGAATCTGGGTCGGTTGCTGATTCGATCTCCGCCGTTCTACCTCTGGTCAACGGGATCATTGAGGACGCGGCGGCCGCTTCTGATTCGGTCTCTGCCACGCTTCCGACGGTCAATGGGCTGATCGAGGAGGGCGCGACTGGCGCTGACGTTATATTCGCCGCTCGGGCAAACGACGCAGAAAGCCTGATCGCCGAAACCGCAACCGGGACTGATGAGCCGTCAGCCACCATTACGCTAACTGAGGGCGGATGGGGTTCCGGCGAGTGGGGTCAGGGTGCGTGGAGCGGGATTGTCTTTAGTAGGACTATCGCTGAAAGCGCGACTGCTACCGACGAAGTTATCCCCCGGCTGGCTTTGGTTAACGGGATTATTGAAGAGCCTGCGACGGCCACCGATGCCCCCAGTGCGACCCTGCCGCTGTCATTCAGTGTTGCTGATGAAGTTGCCACCGCGACGGACAGCGTTACCCCCGAACTGCCGGTCGTTAATGGGTTGGCCGATGAGCCGACTCAAGCCACAGACGAGCCCTCGGCAACTATCACTCTGACTGAGGGCGGATGGGGATCTGGGGAATGGGGTCAGGGTCCGTGGAATGGGATCGTTTTTGCCCGGTCGATTGGCGAAACAGCTACCGCTACGGACGAAGTTACTCCCAAGCTGGTGCTTGTTAACGGGATTATTGAAGAACCCGCAACTGCAACGGACGAAGTTTCAGCGGCCCTGCCGGTGTCTTTCAATGTGGCCCCGGACTCGGCCATTGCGTCTGACTCAATTAGCACTGAGTTCCCGGTTCAGAACGCTACCGCCCCTGAGCCAGCCCTTGCGGTAGATACTCCGTCGCTTCAGGTTATCTATACCGAGGGTGGCTGGGGATCGGGAACTTGGGGTCAAGGGCCATGGAACGGGGTGGTGTTTGCCCGCTCCATAGAAGAGGCCACCTCAGTTGCCGACGAAGCTATCGGTACGCCTGCATATCCTCGCTCGATCGAGGAGGCGCTTAATGCTTCGGAGATCGTGTCCGCTCAAGTTGTATTCGCGGTTCTTATCTCTGAAGGCGTTGCGATAGCCGACTCCGTACTGGGGGCTCAGTATTACGAATCGGATGTTCACGAAGATGTTACTGGCGCGGACTTCGTTCTTGGTGGTCGTGCTTATTTCCGGGAAACTGAAAACGCTGTTTCTGTATCGGATCTGCTTGAGGGCGATGCGCGGCTTGTTCAGGTTATCCAAGAAGCTGCGACTGCATCTGATGCTGTATCTAGCATCGTTACGCAACTCTGGTACAACATTGAAGACGGTCAAGAGCCTGATTGGCAGACCACAAATAATGAACAAACGGGGTCTTGGGTAACAGTTGATGACAATCAGTCTGCACAGTGGCAGAATGCTGGTACGTCGCAAACCGCCGATTGGGTTGCGGTTGATGTTACTCAGGCTGTAAGCTGGCAAAATGTTGGCACATCACAAACGGCCACTTGGTCAGAAGTCAGTGACTCGCAGGCTGCGGGCTGGCAATCTATCCCGACTGAGCAGGCTGGAAGCTGGCCTACCATCGAAACCGCGCAAGATGTAAATTGGCAAGGAGTTGCTACCAATCAGTCACCAGACTGGGACGATATTGATAGCGCTCAAGATTTTGACGAACCAGTAATTGTCTAGGAGCCGTTCATGGCTGTTACGTATACCTCTCTCCTTGGCCTTGCAAAACCCGTTACAGGTACGGAGGCGGGTACGTGGGGCGATGTGGTCAATGATTACTTGACCACCTATCTTGATGCAGCGGTTGCCGGTGCCCAGACAATCAGCGGCACTCAGACGGCGGTTACTTTGACGGTGGCAAACGGCACGGCGCTAGTTCAGGCCGCTGCTACATCCGCAGGTTCGTCGCAGTATCAGATCATCAACTGCACTGGAAGCCCGGCGTCTACTCTGGTAATCACTGCGCCTGCTTCCAGTAAGGTGTATCTGGTTATCAACGCCACCGCCACCAACCAGTCGGTTACGGTTCGGGGTGCAGGCCCAACAACCGGTATTACGATCCCCGCGCTTACCCGGTCGCTGGTTGCATGGAACGGCTCGGACTACATCCTGATCGCCTCCAACCGTATCACCGACCTGACGGGAACTTTGGCTACTGGTAACGGCGGTACGGGTCTGACGACTTTTACTGCGGCCAACAACGCCATTTACTCCACCTCTTCTTCGGCGCTGACCGCCGGTACACTGCCTGTGGCAGCGGGGGGCACAGGAGCTACGACTCTGACCGGCGTGGTCAAGGCCAGCGGAACCTCGGCGTTCACCGCCAGCAACGTCAGCCTTTCCTCGGAAGTTACTGGAACCCTCCCGGTCGGCAACGGCGGCACGGGTGCCACGACTCTCACCGCCAACAACGTCATTCTCGGCAATGGCACTTCGGCTGTTCAGGTGGTTGCCCCCGGCACTTCGGGTAACGTGCTGACCAGTAACGGTACGACTTGGGTTAGCTCATCCGCAGCGCCCAGCCCGAATAAAATCATCAACGGGTCGATGCAGATAGCACAACGCGGAACTACGTTTACAAGCGTTGCTAATCTAGCGTATACATTGGATAGATGGTTTTATGGGTCTGCCAGCACAACAGGCGTTCTGGACATCACAAGGAATACAGCAGATTACCCGAGCAATCAGGGATTTTTGAGCAGCTTACGCGCCACCGTTACGACCGCTGATTCAGCCGTTGCCGCTGGTGATGTGGCTAGAATTGTTCAGAGTATCGAGGGGGTCAGCATTACTGATCTAATCAATAGAACCTTCACTCTGTCTTTCTGGGTACGATCTGCTAAAACTGGCACGCATTGCGTCAGTTTTACTGGCCTTAGTGCCGCAGCAGCATTTAATAGTTATGTTGCCGAGTATACGGTTTCCGCCGCCAACACTTGGGAGCAAAAGACCATTACGGTAACCGATGGCTTGCCTAGCTCTTTTGCTTGGCGCACTGACATTGGTGTTGCCGGGATGTCCGTGAACTTTACTCTTATGGCCGGAAGCTCATCGCAAGCAACGGTCAATACGTGGACAACTGGGTCACCATCAAGGTATGTCACTTCTGGCGGATCTGGAACGAACTTACTCGATACCGTTGGGAACATTTTCGCCATTACGGGCGTGCAGCTTTCCGTCGGCTCTACGGCATCGTTTGAGTTTTTACCTTTCGGCGAGATATTGTCGCAGTGCCAGCGGTATTACTCTAAGAGCTATAGCTATGATGTGAATCCTGCCACTGTAACCAGTGGCGGTCAGATGCGTATACCGGTCGCGTATTCACTCGGCTTTGGTGCTTTTAACATAGACCTCCCTGTGGAAAGGTGCTTTGTACCTAGCATTACAGTTTATTCTCCGGCAACCGGAGCCTCAGGCGTAGTGCGTAGCGTAGGTTCTGGTACAGATGTTGCAGTTAGTGGCACTAATACTGGCACTCGTATATTGAATATCTTTGTATCCTCTGGGATGCAAAACGATGACTTTGCATTAGCCCATTATGTAGCTTCTTCGGAGATTTGATTGTGTACCAGCTAACTCAGTCATCAACAGTAATCAGATTGTCCGATAACGTCTTTATTCCGTCGGACCCCAAGAACAGGGATTGGCAGGCTTATCAAGACTGGCTGGCCGAGGGCAACACGCCAGACCCTGTTCCTGAGTCAGTTCTTGCGGGAGAAGTCCGATCGAAAAGAGATTCCCTGCTCATAGCATCTGACAATCGCGCCCTCGCAGATCGTTGGGCCGCCATGACAACTCAGCAGCAGCAAGACTGGGCAACGTATCGTCAGCAGTTGCGGGATGTGCCTGAGCAGCCCGGATTCCCTGAGAATGTGACTTGGCCGGTTGCGCCCTCGTGATCAAATGTTCCCCAAACTTACTCCGGTGGTGCAGTTTCTGACTGCGACCTTCGCCCTGTCAGTGGGCGGGTATACCGCTGGGGATAAGTTCGGGTGGTTTGATCGCAGCATCATTGAGTGGGCACCGGAGCATTTCAGCATCAAGGAAGCCAAACTTGGCGAACCGGTGCAGGTTACGGTAGCTCGAATCAAGAAGCGCGACGATTGTTCGGTTGAAGGTTTTACCCCGACGGTGCGGGATGCCGTTGGGTTGGTTCACGAAGCCACGCCTAGTATGTCCAAGTTCACAGGCCCTGCTGGGCCGGAGATAGACACCTTCACGTATCTGCTGAAGATTTCGGACAAAGAGCTAGTCAATCCCGGTAAGGCAACTTTGTTGGCTACGATCAAGTACAAGTGCCCGGAGGGTGAGCGAACTGTGACCTACCCCAAGCACCCGAACTTGACGTTTAACATCCTGAAAGACTGACTATGCTCCCCATCGTCGCATCTATTGTCTCGGGTCTGATCTCCAACGGCCTGCCCAAGATTGCCGATGCGGTGCTGGAAAAGGGCGTCGATTACGTCGAGAAGAAGCTCGGGGTGGAACTCAAGCCCGAGGAAGAGATGACTCCGGATCACGTTGCCAAACTCCGCGCCGAAGCGAACCGGCATGAGGAGTTCATGGTCGAGATGGAGGTCAAGGACAAGGCGAACGCTCGGGACATGGCGAAGCACGCTATGTCCTCCTCTGATTGGTTTGTACGGCGGTTCACCTACTTCTTTATCACCGCGTGGTCGCTGTTTGCGATGGTGTACATCCCTTACATCACGTTTGGGTCTATCCCATCCGAGAACGTGCGGTTTGCCGACACCATCCTTGGGTTCATGCTGGGCACTGTGATGGCGTCGATGTTCTCCTTCTTGTTGGGTTCCAGCTTCGGTAGCCGGGTCAAGGATGAGAAGAAGTGATCGAGACCAAACATCTGGTCGCTGTTGGGGTCAAGCCTGACACGGCAGTTGATTGGTTGCGCCCGATCCAGTCCGCTTGCGAGCGGTTTGAGATCAACACCCCGCTGCGTATCGCCGCCTTTCTGGCCCAGTGCGCTCATGAGTCAGGCGGATTTACCCGGCTGGTTGAGAATCTGAACTACAGCGCCGAGGCGTTGATGCGGGTCTGGCCCAAGCGGTTTCCCTCGATGGAGGTCGCCATGCGCTACCATCGTAATCCGGAGAAGATCGCTAACAGCGTGTATGCCAGCCGGATGGGCAACGGCTCGGAAGAAAGCGGTGAGGGGTGGAAATATCGTGGTCGCGGTCTTAAACAACTCACGGGCAAGTCTAATTACACTGCATGTAGCCGGGGGCTGGGTGCCGATCTTGTTGCCAATCCTGACCTCCTTGTAAACCCCGAGTTTGCCGCGTTATCTGCTGGATGGTTCTGGAAGACAAATAACTGCTCACCGCTGGCCGATGCCCGGGAGTTTGAACTGTTGACCAAACGCATCAATGGTGGTCTGATTGGGCTCACAGACCGTAAGGCCAGATACGCCAAAGCCCTTGCTTGTTTCCCCGAATAATCATGCCTCTTCAGAAGATCGTCTTCAAGCCCGGGGTCAACAAAGAGAACACTCGATACACAACCGAGGGTGGTTGGTATGAGTGCGACAAGATCCGATTCCGTC